CTCGCCTCGCCCCGACCGCCCGGCCCGCCCTGCCCTGCCCAACCTCGCCTTGACCGCCTGGCCGCGCCCAGCCCTGCCTAGCCGCGACCGCCCTGCCACGACCGCCCGGCCTTGCCCTGCCCAGCCGCGCCGTGCCGCGCCTCGCCGTGCCTCGCCATGACCGCCCGCCCCGCCATGCCATGCCCCGCCATGCCGCGCCTCGCCAGGCCGCGACCGCCATACCCTGACATCCACGATCAATCGGCCAGATCAGGCCGCTGCTCGTTGCGGGAAATCAGCGCCTCAATCTGACGCAGAATCCCGTCTAACTCGTCCACCTGCCCGATCGCCTGAGCAATCACCCTCGCGCGTTTCAACGCATTTGCAGCCCGCGAAAACTCCGCGATCATTACCGACCGCGCAACCTCATCGTCGCTCTTAATCGCGCTGATCGACGCATATCCCTGGTCTTTCCCGACCCTGGGATCACGCAGATATTGCGGCACCTCAAAAACGATTGACCGCTCCGATACCGTTACCATGACAGACCGGATCAGCATCCGCGCTTCATTCAACCGGTGCGCGTGCGCCGCGCGCCGGTTGTCCCACGTGAAATGCGAGTGCAACGGGCTGCTCGGACTCCGAGCCGCCGCGACAACCGCATCCGGTGTGATGAGACCGCCGCGCGTATCGGCAATAGCGCGGACAGCCTCGCGAGCCTCGGCGGAAATCATGCCACCGCTTTCAGGCCGCGCCCGGTGCGCTTGATTTCGGCCTCGTACCACGAAAAAAGCTCCTCCGTTTCCGCGTCGTAGCATTCCGGTTCGGCCAGCGCCTGTTGCTGCGCCGCACGGCCGCCGCTTTCCATGATCCGCGTAAATTTCTTATCGGTCTTATCCACAATCACGAATTGACCGTGCGAACCGCTGCCCTTTTCTTGGCGCCAGTCGCCAATTCCGCAGGTAATGCCGCCAGCGGCGATGAGGTTGACGACCGAGGTCTGGTTGAGTTTCGGCCGCACGAAGCTGACCGAGATTTCGCAACACCATTCGGTCATCACCGCGCGCGTCCGAATATCCGGCGTACGTGCCATATCGGCCGACCGAACCACCGACATGGCCAAACGTGGCACGCCGAAAATACCGATGGAATACCCCTCGATCCAACATAGCCGGCCGATTTCGGTCCGCTTGGTTCCAGGGAGATCAAGCGCCGCCGTCCGCATGACGCCCTTGAACGCGGGTGCGGGCATCGCAATCAGCGTCGGCGCGGTATCGTCTGCGATCCTGTAGCAGGATGCCCGATATTCCTCGATCGGATCGTGTTTCACGTTGGCCGCTTTTTCGGCGCTCGTCTTTTTCCCGCCACCCAACAGGAGCGTGCGGCGGGCTTTTTCGGCCATCGCGTGATGGTAGAGCGGCGTCCGACCGACGATGAACATGGTCACGATCCCGGTGTCGATCGGCGTAATGGAGATTGTGTCATTGTTGGCTTTGAGAGCCATTTCGGATTTCCTTCCTTGGTTAGCCGCGTTTGCGCGGCGGTTTGCATTTGTTCATGGGGCTGGTTATACTGTCAATATATATTCGACAGGATGAACATGAAAAAAGAAGGAGTGTTGCGCACGATCCGGATTGCGGTTTGCGATGCCGGGTCGCAATCCCAGGCGGCGCGCGTGCTAGGCGTATCGCGGCAAACAATCAGCGACGCCCTGGGAGCAAAGCAATTCATCTCGCCGTGCTTGGTGACGGCGCTGGGGCTGGAGCGGATCTGGACATACCGCGTGTTGGCCAGCAGCCCCAACACCACGCCCGCAGTGGAAACGGCCACGTGCGAGGCGCCTCGGGTGGATAGTGCCAAAACCCCCCCATAAAATGCCAAAACCTATATATAAGTTATTGATATTGTTAGTTGTGTCACTTTTGGCGGTTTTGGCACGGGGGGTACCCCATAGGAAAAATAGTCTTGGGGGGTACCCCCCATGCCAAAACCGCCAAAAGTGACACAACTAACAATATCAATAACTTATATATAGGTTTTGGCATTTTATGGGGGGGGTTTTGGCATTTTATGGGGGGGTTTTGGCATTTTATGGGGGGGTTTTGGCATTTTATGGGGGGGTTTTGGCATTCGGACGGCGCCGGCGGAGCTACTCAACCCCGCCAGGACGTGGTCGCAGCGCCCGCGTTCGCCATCCTACCGGCGGCGGCACAATCCCCGCGACGCACGCCTCCAGCCACGCAGCCACTAGCGGCGGGACCGGGGCATCCCCACGCGACCAGCGCGTAGGGAGGTTGCTGTCGCAGTGCAGCTGCCTCATCGCGACGTGGCGGCCTGTCCACCCGAGGGCAGACAGGCACTCGACGAAACGGGCGGGGGTCACTGGCGCAGCTTACGCAACGCCACCGCATAGTCCGCGGCACTCGGGCGCCGCGACGTGCTGGTCGCGAGGAGCAGCGCGTCGGCTTTGGCTAGGTTAATCGCGGCCCGAACCTCTCTGATCTCTGACCGATGCGCGGTGACGGTGGCCAGCCCGTCGTCAAAGTGCGAAATGCGGGCAGAGCGGCACCAACGCGGGATCAGGTCTCCGACGCGGCCGGTGAGGTGATTGGGGAATGTGCGGGTGGTGATGTAATCGGTCATTTTCGTTCCTCCGTTGGGGTGGGGCCGAAGCCCCAGTTGGTGGGGCCTAGGCTGCGGCCAGGATACGGAGCGCGTCCGCATAGTCCGCGGCAGTCGGGCGTCGCGACGTGCCGGTAGCGAGGGGCAGCGCGTCGCCCTCGGCGATTTCCACGTCGGTTGATCCGGGCGCGTGCAGGCTCCAGCCGCCGTCGCCCATGTCGCTGCGGCACAGGATGAGGTCGGTGGCGGTGATGTAATTGGTCATTTTCGTGTCTCCGTTGGTGGGTGGGTGGGGCCGAGGCCCCGATAGTGTCAGGCGGTCAGCGCGTCCATCCAGTTCCGGCCGGCCGCGCCCCAGCAAAACTCGGTGGCGTCGTGCAGCCCGTACTGCGTGACCTGCTCCCAGAGGTCGAAGAGCTCGCAACCCTCCTCACTGAACCCGTCGCCAGCCCAGAGCGCCTCGGCCTCGCTGAGGTCGCGGGCAAAATAGGCAATCGCCTCCATTATCTCGCGGCTGGTCTCGCGGCTGTCGGCGGTGGCGATAAATTCGGCGGCGGCGGTGGTTTCGTTAAAGTCGATAACGTTGGTCATTTTCGTTTTCCTTCCTTCCGGCCGGGCCATCCCGTCCTGATAACGACAACCTAGCGACACGATGGCGGCGCGTCAACGATAAAATTGCGACCTGGGCGGATTATTTTGGGGGGTGGGGTGGGTTGGGTTGGGGTATTTGCGCCGCGCCCCACCGTCTAAAAATACGCGCGCGCTCGTGTTAATATCATTGCCGCGTTATCATTTTTGAGATAAACGGCGGGGGTGACAGAAAAACCACCGCGCAAACGGCGCACACCCGCGCCAAACCGCCAGCCGGGCGGCGCCGATTACCGCCCTGCCGCCGGCAAACCGGCCTCCGGCATCCCTGCCGGAGGCGACGGCATCGGCGGACCGGCAAACGGAGCCGGTCGCGCGCCTGGTGTCGGAGCGACCTCGGCTGAGGTGCTGAGCGGTCGGGCGCGCAACGCGCTGATCAGCGATCTGGCGCTCGAGCGTGTCGGGGCTGCGATGTCGAGGATTGACCGGGTGTTGGCCGACGACGCGCACCCGCAGGCGTTCGCGGCGGCGCGCTACGTGATCGACCGGGTGGCCGGCACACCGGCGGCGTCGGTGACGGTGACGGAGGAGGCGCCGTCGGTCGTCACGTATCGATGGCTCCCCGAGATCGAGGCGTCTGGTGACGGGTGAGATCGTGCCGCCGTCCCAGGCAAGCGCGCGCCGAATGTGGGAACTTATGTGGGGACTGCCGCCAGCGTCGGCCAAGAAGTCCAATGTTTCCGGGCATAAGTGTTCGGATAATGGCGTCCACCTCGGACGCCAACGGGCCATCTGCCGACGCCTGGGGATTGCCGGGTGACGGTCGAGACCCTCCCGTTCCGGCCGCGCCGCTGGCAGCGCCCGCTGATCGACGACACGGCGCGCGATATTGTGGCAGTCGTCCACCGTCGCGCAGGGAAAACGGCGGGTCTGATGTGGCGCGGCCTCAGGCGCGCGCTGACGATTGATCGCCAGTATCCGCCGCCTCGGGTGATCCACACGCTGCCCTATCAGGTGCAGTGGGATCGGACCGGCCTGTGGGACGAGCTGGCGCGCGCCGCTCGCGGGATCCCCGGCGCCAGGGTGCTCAAATCCGACATGCGCGTCGTCCTGCCGAACGGCGGCGTGTATCAGGCCGGCGGGATGGACCGGCCGGACTCATGGCGCGGCGGCTACGCCGACGAGATCATAATCGACGAGTACGACGACACGGTGGCCGAGGGGCAGGTTACCGCGATCCTGCCGATGCTCAGCGACCACAACGGCACGTTGGTCAGGAGCGGCACGCCTAAGGGGCTGGGCCAACTCAAAGCCGCGTACGATCGTGCTCGGACTGATCCCACCGCCTCGGTCTACCTCCTGCGGCACCAGGACACCGGGATCCTTGACGCGGACGTGATCGACCGGATGCGCGCCTCGATGTCGGAGGAGGAGTTCGCCCAGGAATACGAATGCTCGTTCGACGCGCCGCATTCGGGCGCATTCTGGGCGCACCAGATCCGCCAAGCCGAGGTCGAAAACCGCATTCGCGCGGTCAATTACGATCCGGCGGTGCCGGTCTACACCGCCTGGGATATCGGCCACCACGACGACACGGCGATCTGGTGGTACCAGGTGGTCGGCCTCGAGATCCACGTGATCGACTACTGGGGCGCGTCCGGCTCGACGCCGGAATACGTGGCCGATCTAGTTAATGGCCGGGGCTACCGATACGCTCGGCACTACCTGCCGCACGACGGTCGGGCCAAGACGTTTGCCAGCGGCGGAAGATCAGTCCTGGAGCAACTCGCCGCGCTAATGGGCGGGATCGGCCAATTCGCGATCGTGCCCGATATCGGCGTGCAGGACGGCATCCAGGCGGTTCGGACGATGCTGCCGATGTGCTGGTTCGACGAGGAGTTCACCCGTCCGGGCATCAACGCGCTGCGCAACTATCGCCGCCGATACAACACCGACACCGGCGCCTACATGCTGACGCCGCTGCACGACTGGTCGTCGCACGCCGCCGACGCGTTCCGGATGATGGCGGTGATGTGGGCGCCAGAAAACAAACCTATTGCTCAAAATAAAGACGCGGTGCTAATGGTTGGGTCTCAAAATCAGGCCACGCTCAACGATATGTGGAAAATTAACGCAGAATCTCAGAAAAGAAACAGGGTATGATTGATCCTGTGGACACCGGCGTGCAGAAATACCTCGCCGTGATCGCGGCATATGATGCCGAGTTCAAGGCGTGGGAGCGGCGCGCGACCAAAATCGTCCGGCGGTATCGCGACGACAACCGCAATCAATCTGGCAGCGACAGTTCCGCGAAGTTCAACATTTTGTGGAGCAATGTTCAAACGCTGGTGCCCGCCGTCTATAGCAAACTGCCAACGGCGGACGTATCGCGGCGTCACGGCGACAACGACCAAGTGGGGCGGGTGGCGTCGTTGCTGATCGAGCGGGCGCTTGAATACGAGATCGAGCATTATCCGGATTTCCGCGCGACGATGAAATTCGCGGTGCAGGATCGTTTCTTGGGCGGCCGTGGCGTGGCGTGGGTGCGGTATGAGCCGCACGTCCGGGCGCAGGCCGGGGAGCCTGACGACGGCGTGCAGGTCACCGAGGACGTAGACGAGGATCCGGCGGAAGAGGCGGGCGAATACGCGGGCGCAGGCGCTGGGGCGGAGATGGTCGGCGATCAGCAGAGCGTCGCTGAGGAGATCGACTACGAGTGCAGCCCGGTGGATTATGTCCACTGGAAGGACTTCGGCCACAACGTCGCGCGGACATGGGAAGAAGTCACCGAGGTCTGGCGCTGGATTTACATGAGCAGGGACGCGCTAATCGAGCGGTTCGGAGAGGAAAAAGCGGCGACGATCCCGCTCGATAACGGGCCGGAACCGTTGCAGGGCGGGTACAATCAAAAGCGCGACAATTCGCGGGCCAAAATCTGCGAGTTGTGGTGCAAGGAAACCGGCAGGGTCTATTGGATGTCGAAGTCCGCAACGGACTTCATCGACGTTCGCGACGATCCCCTTGGATTGCAGGATTTCTTCCCGTGCGGCCGGCCGCTCTACGCGACGCTGACCTCTGACAGCCTCGTTCCGGTGCCTGATTTCGTCCTGTATCAGGACCAGGCGGTTGAGTTGGATATCCTGTCCGACCGCATCGACGGGCTGGTCAAGGCGCTGCGGGTGCGGGGCGTGTATGACGCGAGCCAGCCCGCATTGGCGCGGCTGCTGACCGAGGGCGAAAACAACGCGCTGATCCCGGTCGTGAATTGGGCTGGGTTCGGCGAAAAAGGCGGGCTGAAAGGCAGCATCGACCTGCTGCCGCTGGACACGCTCGCGGCGGCGCTGATGCAATGCTACAGCGCGCGGACCGAGATCAAAAATCAGATTTACGAGATCACCGGCATCTCGGACATTATCCGCGGCCAGACGGCGGCCAGCGAAACGGCAACGGCGCAGCAGATCAAGGGGCGATACGCCGGGTTGCGACTGCGGTCGATGCAGGAGGACGTTGCGCTGTTCGCGACGGACCTGCTGCGGCTGAAAACGCAAGTCATCTGCTCGCAATTTCAGCCGGAAACGATCCTGGAATACGCCGCAGCGGCGCAGATGCCGGAAGCTGATAAGCAAATGATCCCGCAGGCGTTGGATCTGTTGAAAAACAACCCAATGCGCAATTTCCGCGTTGAAGTGGCCAGCGACAGCCTGGTGCAACTCGACGAAGACGCGATGAAACAAGATCGTTTGCAATTCATCCAGACGTTCGGCGGGTTCATGCGTGAGGCGTTGCCGGCCGGTCAGGCAAGCCCGCAGTTGGTGCCGATCCTGTTCGAGGTGCTGCGGTTTGGCGTCTCAGCGTTTAAATCGGCGCGTTCCCTGGAGGGCAGTATTGATCAGGCGATGAAACAGTTTGTGGAGGCGTCCAAGCAGCCGCAACCGCCGCCGCCGCCTAATCCTGAGATGATGAAATTGCAGCAGGCTGGCCAGATCGAGCAGATGCGAATGCAGGCTGAGGGTCAGCGCGATCAAATGCGGATGCAGGCTGAGGGTCAAGCAATGCAGGCAAAGGCGCAATTCGATGCGCAAGTGCTGCAAGCGCAACTGCAAGCGGACATGCAAATTGAGCAGCTAAAGGCGCAGTCGCAGTTGCAGATCGAGCAGATGAAGGCCGAGGCGACCGCCGCGATTGAACAACAGCGGATTGCGTTGGGCGAGCAGGCCAAGTTGCAAGAGCTGGCCCAGGTTGAACAGTTTGACCGATGGAAGGCCGAACTTGACAGCGCAACAAAGATTCGCGTTGCCGAGATTGCGGCAGGGGCGCGGATGGAGATGGAGCCGGTTCTATGACCGTTTACATCCTGGAAAACGGCGAACTGGTGGTGAAGCGCGAAAGCGTCGAGCGGCGTTTGCAAATCGTGCCTGACATCCAGCCCTATACCAGCATGATCGACGGCAGCACGATCGGTAGCCGGTCGAGGCATCGCGAGCATTTGCAATCGCACGGGTGCATCGAGGTTGGGAACGAACAGCCGCCCGCACCGAAGCCCTACGAGACGCCGAAAGCCGAGCGCGATGCGCGGAAGCGGGCGCTTTACGGGCAATTTGAGAATTTGAGCCAACGCCAAATTTCGCGGGTTGCGCAGGAACTGCGCGACCGCGCCAGCAGGAGATAGTATGTCTGAAACTATTATTGAAGACGCTGCTCCGGATCGGCGCGAGATACTTTCGCAACAGTTTGACGAGGCTGCCGCTGTTTCTGTTGCGCCGGTTGATCCGGTTGCCGAGAAGCCTGTTGTTTCACGTGACGCCGCCGGGAAGTTTGCAGCGCAATCGGCACCGCCTGCTGCGCCTGAGCCGGAGGCTGAGCCGCCGGCTTGGCATCGCCCGCCGCAAAGCTGGAAAAAAGAAAAGCACGGGCTGTGGGATACCGCAGCGCCGGAACTGCGCGAATACGCCTTTCAGCGCGAGGAAGAGATGCGCAACGGCGTTTTGCCGTTGCAGGAAAAAGCGCGGTTTGCCGATTCAATGCAAGCGGCGGTTGAGCCGTATTTGCCCACAATTCGCGGTCTTGGCGTTGATGCGCCGACGGCGGTAAGGGCGCTTTTGGAGGCGGACCGCATGTTGCGGTCGAGCGCGCCGCAAGAAAGGCTTGCATATCTGCGGCAGCTTGCACATAATTATGGCATTGATTTATCTGGTGCGTCAGAAACGCCCGAAAACAACCCACAGGTTGATGCTCGGTATAGCGATCTGGCTAATCAGATGAACCAGTTGAGAGGGCAGTGGCAAGCCGAAAAGGATGCCGCCGCTGCCGCTGAAGAAAGGGCGCTGCAGGCAGATATATCTAAATTCTCGTCTACACACGAGCATTTTGAGACGTTGATGCCTGAGATGATTCGATTGTTGAACGGCGGGTCTGCGGACTCGATCGAAGAGGCCTACACGAAAGCGCTGCGTCTGGATGACGGATTGTTCGAGAGTTCGCAAAAATCCTTACAGGATGCGGCCGATAAGCGGGTCGCGGCGGATCGAGCAGCCAAATCAGCGCGCGCTGCGGCGGTAAGTGTTCGCGGCTCTACACCCGGAGCGAAACAGGCAACCAAAGCGACAGACAGGCGCTCCATCCTTGAGGATCAATTCTCGGGGTTGAGTGAGCGTCTCTAGATCATTTGGAGGCTGCCTAAATGGCATTCGCAAATAGCTCGGTCAGCGATATCATCGCCACGACCATTCAAAGTCGATCCGGCGATCTTGCCGACAACGTGACGAACAACAACGCCTTGCTGCGGCGCCTTAAAGAGCGCGGCAACGTCAAGACGTTCAGCGGTGGTAACGTGATCTTCCAAGAGGTCATGTACAACGACAGCACGACCAACAACACGAACTCGTATTCGGGTTACGAAGTGCTGGACGTGTCGCAGAACAGCCCGATCAGCGCGGCGCAGTTCTCTATCACGCAGTATGCCTCCGCCGTGTCGATTTCGGGGCTGGAAATGCTCCAGAACGACAGCAAGGAGCAGATCATTGACCTGCTTGACGGGCGCATGGAGGTGTCCGAGGCGCAGCTGATGAACCGCATCGGCTCCGACATCTACCTGGACGGCACCGGCAACGCGGGCAAGAACATCACCGGCCTTGCTGCCGCAATCCCAGACGCTCCCACCACTGGGACCTACGGCGGGATTAACCGTGCGACGTTCACCTTCTGGCGGTCGGTGAAATACAGCGGTCTTACCGATGGCGGCGCGGCGGTCAGCGCAACCAATATCCAGGGGTATATGGACGCGCTTGCGGTGCAGTTGATTCGCGGCACGGACAAGCCCGACCTGATCGTGACTGACAACACGTATTACAAGCTGTATTTGCAGTCGCTTCAGGCGATCCAGCGGATTACCGAAAGCGGCTCGGGCGCGGCCGGTGCCGGGTTCGCGTCGCTCAAATACTATGGCGCGGGCATGGCCTCCGACGTGGTGCTTGACGGTGGTGTCGGGAGCGCGGCGACGGCAGCGCACATGTGGTTTCTGAACACGAAATATCTCATGTTCCGGCCTCATGCCGCGCGGAATTTTGTTCCAATCGGCGGCGAGCGCCAAGCGGTCAACCAGGACGCGGTAGTTAAACTGATTGGCTGGGCGGGCAACATGACCTCCAGCGGTCCGCAATTCTGCGGCGTTCTGATCGCGTAAGGAGCAAATCATGGCTTATGTTTTCACTGAAAGCCGCATCGGGTATCTGCAAATCGCTCAGACCGATGCCGGCGTGACTATGGCGAACGGATCTGCTGCGATCCCGACGCCGCCTAACACTCTTGGGCAGGTTGTCCGCGCCGTTGATCCCACCTATGGCGAGGGCGAGTTTATCATGCTGGTGGGCGTTGCCAGCACGGCGGTGGGGTCGCTGGTGACGTATAACGCCACGACCTATCAGACCGCGCTCAGCGCCAACACGGCGGGCCTGGGGCAACCTGTTGCGGTGGCGATGTCGGCCAACACAGCGGGCCTGTTCGGCTGGTATCAGATCGGCGGATTGGCTGTTATCGCCAAAACGGCGGTTCAAACGCTCGCGCAGGTTGCGGTTTATCAGTCGGCCACTGCGGGCAGCATCATGCCCACGGCTGCCACTGGACGGCAGATTCTCGGCGCGCGATCTGCCAACCTCGCCACGGTCACCACCACGACCGCGACGCTGGTTGTCTCGATTGATCGTCCGCATCTGCAAGGCCAGATCACCTAGTGATCTTGCCGAGCAACCTTGACGAAACGCTCCCGGTTGCTTGCAACACGGCGGCAACGGACGTGCTGGCGAATGTCGAATTCGCCAGCACGCTTCCTTACCCGTGGCTGCGGCACCAAGCCGAAACCGGCAACCCTGCGCTACTGATCGGCGGCGGGCCATCGGTGAGCGTGTTCCTGGAAACTATCCGGGCCGAGCAAAAAGCCGGTGCTGCGGTGTTTGCCATGAACGGCACCAGGGCCATGCTAGAGCGCGCGGGCATCGTGCCTGACTATTTCGTGCTGGTGGACGCGCAACCCGGCGCTGCGGGGTTTGTGGGGCCAGCGGATACCCATCTAATCGCATCGACGTGCAACCGCGCGGTGCTTGATAAATTCGGCGCTGCGGACAACGTGGTTATTTGGCATCCGAGCTTCCCAGGGCTAACCCACATCCCATGCGACCGTGAGCGCGTCCTAATCGGCGGCGGATCTTCGGTCGGCATCCTGAGCATGTCGATTGCCTATGTTCTGGGATTCCGCGACATTCGGTTGTTTGGTTACGACAGCAGTTACGAAGGCGATTGCGGGCACGCCTATGAGCAACGCCAGAACGACGACGACGAACCCGAGCTATACACGGTCGGAGATCAGACCTTTTCGGCGGCGCCTTGGATGGCACGGCAGGCGGTCGAGTTTCAATCGGCGTCAACCCAACTGGCCAACCTAGGCGCGTCGATCAGCGTCTTGGGGCGCGGCCTGCTGCCTGCCGTAGCGGCGATGATGGCGAACGCGGCAACCAATTAACCGGAGATTTCAATGCCTCTCGATAGCGATACATCGGCAGCCGATACCCATCTCAGCGTGGAATTTTACCATCACAAATTTGAGCCGCATGTCGGTGAGCCGTTTGTCCGCATTGCGGTTCCAGGCAACGATCTGACCGTGATCGACACGCCGGCGCGCGATTATCATATGCGGCGCTTTCCGCTGCATTGGCTGAATTTCCAGCGTCAGACCAGCCCTGACGCGGCGGTCGGCAACAGTCTCAAAAATTGGAATGCGGCGCAACCCGAGGCGCTGACCGAGCATATGCTGGGCGAATTACAGATTCTGCACTTCGCCACCGTCGAGCAGGTCGCGGGCGCCAGCGATGCGCAGCTCCAGCGCGTCGGTATGGGCGGGCCGGGATTGCGCGAGCGGGCGCGGGCGTTCCTGGCGCGGCAAAACATGTCGGAAACCGCTCTTGAACTTGAAAAAACGCGGGCGGAATTGGCGGAATTGCGCGCGATGATTACCAGCATGACGCCGCGGGTGGGCCGACCTCGCACAACGGCGGAATAACCCATGTCGAGCACAATGCTGCAACTTATGGGGCAGGTGACGGGGGAGCTTGGTATTCCGACGCCTGCAACGGTTGTCGGCAACCCCGTGGCCGACGTGACGCAGCTTCTGGCGCTGATGAACGCGTGCGGATACGAATTGGTCCGCGCGGCGGAATGGCGTTCGATGGCGTCGCAGCACCTGTTTTCGACCGAATATCTGACCACCACGGGCACATGGACCACGGCGGCGCGCACGATCAGCGGCATTCCGACGACGGCGACGCTCAACACCACGTATCAAGCGGTTGGCGATGGCATCGGCCAGAACGCCATGATTGTGTCGGTGGACAACGCCAACCAGGTCACGCTCAACCAGGACATCACGGCGGCGGGAACGGCTGCGACCGTCTATTTCCAAAAGATGCAATACGACCTGCCGAGCGATTATGCGTCGATTACACCGCGCACGCAGTGGGACAAATCGAAGCACTGGGAAATGCTCGGGCCGGAAACCCCGCAGCAGTGGGAATGGCTGATGTCGGGCTTCATCAGCACCGGGCCGCGCTTGCGCTGGCGTTTGTTCCAATCCTATTTCCAAATCTGGCCGGGGTTTTCCAGTGCCGAGCAACTGGGCTACGAATACCGCAGCCTAGCTTGGGTGCGGTCGTCTACCGGCGCGCTCAAGAATAGCTTCACGCTGGATAGCGATACCTGCATCTTCCCTGATCGACTGATGGTGTTGGCCACCAAGCTCAAGTATTTTGAGGCGAAGGGCTTTGATACAACGGCCATGTATCGCAATTACAGCCGCGAACTGGACATTGTGATTGCGCAAGACACCAGCGCGGCGAACTTGTCGTTCGCGCCTCGTCCTGGGTCGGTCCTGATTACCTACGACAACATTCCTGACAGCGGCTATGGCTCGGCGTAGAACACCCGCGTTAATCCAGAACCGCGCTGCCAAAGCGGTCAGCTTGTCGGCGCCGGTCGGCGGCTGGAATGCGCGCGACAGCTTGGCCGACATGGCGGCAAACGACGCTGTGACGCTTGTTAATTTCTTCCCGGACGTGGGGGCCGTTAACCTTCGCGGCGGCTACACGGACCACGTGACCGGCATCACGGGCACGGTTGAGACGCTGATGGCATATACCAGCGGCACGGCCAGCAAGCTGTTTGCTATTGCGGATACGCCGTCTTCGATCTTTGACGTTACTTCTTCCGGCGTTGTCGGCGCTGCGGTTGTGACTGGCCTGAGCAATGGGCGCTGGGAATACACCAACGTCACCACGGCCGGAGGCAGCTATATCTACGCGGTGAACGGCGTTGACGCGCCACTGCTCTACGACGGCACCACCTGGGCGGCGATTACCGCTGTATCGGCCATCGCCATCACCGGCGTTACGACGACCAGTCTTTCCAATGTCGCGCTATTCAAAAGCCGCGTCTGGTTCGTGCAAAAACAATCGCTCAAAGCGTGGTATCTGCCGACTTCGGCAGTCGGCGGCGTTGCCAATGTGCTGGATTTAAGCTCTATCGCGCGCCAAGGCGGCTATCTGGTGGCGGTCGCAGCATGGACCATCGACGCAGGTTACGGCGTAGACGACAATTTGGTGTTTATCACCAGCAAGGGCGAGGTGATTGTCTACCGGGGCACGGACCCGGCCAGTTCGGCAACCTGGGCGCTTGCCGGTGTTTGGGCGTTGGGCACGCCTATCGGCGCGCGGTGCCTGATGAAATACGGCGGCGATTTACTCATTCTAACTCTAAACGGGTTGGTTCCTTTGGCGTCGGCCTTGCAGAGTTCGCGCCTTGATCCTCGGGTAGCGGTGACGGACAAAATCAGCGGCGCTTTTGCGGCCGCGGCAAGCACGTATGGGGCGTCTTTCGGCTGGGAAATGCTGTTTTCCGCGCAAAACTCCGCGTTGATCGTCAACGTTCCGATTAGCGTTACCGCGCAAGAGCAATTTGTGATGAACACGAACACCCAATCATGGGCGCGTTTTACCGGCTGGGCGGCAAGTTGCTGGGAGAATCTAAACGATTTTCCCTATTTTGGCACTGCCGGAAAAGTAATGAAAGCCTGGACGTTGACCTACCAGGACGGGAGTGACAATATCAATACGCAGGCATTACAGGCGTTTAACTACTTCGGGTCTCGCGGTTCGATTAAATACTACACGCGCGCTCGGCTGAACGTGTTGACTAATGGCACGCCGAACGTAAACGCGACGATTAACGTCGATTTCGATATCGCGGCTCCAACTGTTCCCATAGTGGTGGGCGTTCCTGCATCTTCCCCGTTGTGGGGCGTTGGCGTGTGGGGATTGTCGTTGTGGGGTCAAAACTTGTCTATTTCCAATAACTGGCAAGGAGTAAACGGCGTCGGTTACTGCGCCAGCTTGGCGGTTGCCAGTTCTACGCGCGGCATTAACATCCAATGGACATCGACCGACATAGTGTATCAAAGCGGATGGTCGGGAATATAATCTCCGGGCACGATGTCGGGCGCTGGGTGTATGCCCGCACCGGCGGCATCTACCACCCGGAAGCGTCGGCAAGTATTGGCCTTGAGCGCGG